CGAAGGTTTATTTCTTCCATAAACCCAGTTACCAGCTTCTGTCTGATAAGCATTTTTATCATGCTGATACCATTTCATACCAAGCTTACCAGAATGAATTAGATAATCGCTTGTATCATACTTTACTGTATACGACATGCCAATTCTCCTTTGCTATTTTACATACTTAGATACTGTACTAGGTGATACGCCAAGTTTTTCTGCTATTTCGTCTATAGGAACACCTTTAGCATAAAGAGACTTCATAGAACCTTTTTGGCTACTAGTAATACCAACTCTTGTATTTCTACCCGTCGGTAATGCTACTGGTATTGGAGCTCTATTGCGGTTAGGGGTATTATTGACTGCGTTATTACTATCAGTGGTTTTAAGGTTTGAAAGAATCAAATCAGCATCTAACTGGTTGTCACCGACGGCCATATTATAAACACGGTTATACTCTGGAAGACTTCTCATAACATTGTCCACCTTATAATTTACTAGTTCAGGATCTACTTTAACGCCTTTTAGTTTTTCTATAATTTTATTAGCAGTTTCGTTTCTATTATTTTGAACTATTTTTCGTGCTGCCTTTTTGGACTTATCGTCAATAATAGATCCACCAATACTTGTAGCAACTGCAGCAATGCTAACGGCGAAAAATGCCGGATGTATAGCTGATAAGCCAATTGAAACTGGTGTTGCAACTAAGCCTGCTTTAAGCAAACCGCTACCGAATTTACGCCTGATATATGCGTTGTACACATCTTTACCTGTGTTTGATACTTTTGTGCCTTCTGGTTCTACAAAGTATTTTTTAGCGTAGTCAAGATTTACTTGTCTGTTATCAGTTCTAAGTGTTATAACATTACACGCATTAGAAAGCTGCTTTCTAGCATGTTGTTCGTCATATACTTTACCAATCTGACCGTCGATCAAATAAAACTTTCCATTTTTTACTTCATAGTTCATAGCATGACCACCATTATAGGTTTCACCATTTTTAGATTTCCAATCGACTGTCACAATGCCTCTTGTATTTTCGCCATTGGACTTAAGATGGTTAACCATGCTATCAAACTCCGAATCTGTCATACCCTCAGTTATTGACTTATTAGTGCCAGCTCTTTTTGCACTAATAACATAATCGGTAAATTTGGTGTTTTTGTATATGTCAGCAACGACAAAAGTTGACATACCTTCAACAGTCTCTATTGCTTGAACTTTATTACCAGTTCTTCTAAGATCGTAGGCAATAACGCAACTCATACAGTTTTGACTTCTACTTGGGTCATAATCGGCGAGCTTACCTACTACATTTGCTTTTACGGCATCATCTAGGATATCAAGAATATCTGAAGCTCCCTTTTTGCCGTCTATGCTTATTGTTTTACCATCTGTCTTTGCTGCTTTTAAACCACGATTTTCCGAAGGCTTATTTCTACCATAAACCCAGTTGCCGCTTTTTGTCTGATAGGCATCTTTATCGTGATGATACCATTTCATACCAAGCTTACCAGAATGAATTAAATAATCGCTCATAGTATACTCCATTCATAAGATGATCTACTCAAAAGCCTCAAGATTTAGTTTATACGCAACCCAAGCATCAATAAGTGAAGCGACCGCATCTATTTTAGCTTCATACCTTCTTTTTAGAAGCTTTCTATTACCGTTTGTATCTTCGAGTGTTATAGCATTGCCCATACAAAATTGCATGATAGACTGATCGAACTCTAGCAATTTTTGTTCCGTAAGTTTCTTAATTTCGCCAAGTGGAACTGTCTCAGTTTGAGCTCCCTGTCTTACTTTCTCAATCCCAAACGGTCCGTTTTCATTAGCCCACTTTTCTACAAATTCTCTAGCATTGTATGGATCATATCCAAACGATCTTACATCATACTCAGCCGCCACAATACGAGCATCAAGATCATCATACACGTCCATTATGTTAAGAATAGTACCGGGCATTATTACAAGACTTCCTTCAGCTATAAACTGATCATACTTTTGTCGCATTGATTCTGGCAATTCTTTATAAGTTGTCTCAGTTATATAGTTTATAGTCTTTACACCGAAAGCACCATTGCCGGCAGGAAATAAAAACGTAAATGAACAGAAGTCATCGCCTTGAGACAAATCTGCACCCATAGAACAAGCGCATCCATGAAAATTAAGTTTACGTTTTGTGGGTTTTGTTTCCTCGAATGTGAAGAAGTACGTATAACCTTCCATTGGCAATCCGAATCTTTTGGCCAAAATATCATTTCTTGCGGCTGGAGAATGTTCTGCTCTCTCAACATCAAGCTGATAGGTCTCATATGACACGGTTCTTCCAAGATTAGGGTTTGCTTTTAACCAGTATTTAGGTTGTCCGACTTCTTTAATGTTATCTAACTTATACCAAAATATAGAAACATGTGGGTTTATATACTCACCCTTAAGTATTTTATGAAGTTCGATCTTTACATCATCGCCAGGACCGTTTCTTACAGTTCCTTCTGAAGAACTAGCAATTATCAAATAATCATCAACTTTAGAAGCACCCTGCTCAATAGCACCAACAGGATCTTCTCGTATGTCACCAGACAGCCACTCGTCTACGGTCGCCACTTTACATCGTAGACCTTGTAATTTGTCTATCGACATCGGTCTAGGTTCTAACAAAGAGTCTGTTATAAAATTTTTTATGCCGTCTTTTGTTGGCGCAAGTTTCATTCTATTGGCTTTGCTTCCGGTTGTATTCTGCAGGGAACCTTCTGTCATAAATTTAAACAAAGGACCTCTACTTCTAGCTATTGCAGTTCTGAGTGGTGATAAAACCTCATCAGATTGCCTTACTGTCGGAGCTGTGGTTATTTGATGGGTTGTTGTCGTGTCAGTTATAAGAAAATATGATTGCAGAGTCTCATCATATAACGACTTGGCAGCACCTCTTCCAACAATGAGATATTGTTTGTTTATAAGACGCTTAAGTATTCTCTTTTTAATAAAATATCCATCGCCGCCGTGTTTATCAGGAACGAACACTTTTCGATTAACTATATAATACCAACCGAATATCTGTTCGCCCCATAATTTAAACGACGGCAATAAATCAAGGTCAGATCCATCAGTAAGAGTAAGCTCTTTCTCACAAAATTTTATCCAGCCTTCCACCGCATCCTCATCATAGTATACACCAGGGTTAGCAATAAGAGAATCGATACGATTCATCTCCATATCTATTTCTCTGCAAACTGGAATTTCACCTCGTACTACAGCGTCTCTAAACTGTCCGTAATATTTCGGTACTGCTGTGTTTGATAACATATATAAACCATCCTATCATCTATTTCCGCCGTAAAGATCGTTGTAGTTTGTGTTAAGCTTTCTTCTTATGGATGCTAAAGCGGCTTCATTATATGCATCGATCTCTGAAGCAGATCTATTAAATTCGGACATTTTTCTATTAAGCTGTTCTCTGAGACGTTCGTTATCTGCTAAAATCCTCTGGCGCTCTTTTTCTTTAGCGGCGGCATATGCTGCATTGGCTGCATTGGCAGGATTTGTTCCTGAAGTTCTAAATAAAGGTCTCTGAGATGAATTGCCAGTTCTAGAAACAGTATTACCAACAGAAGAAATGTTATTAGACTGGGTTGAGGAAGATAACGGCAAAGATCTAAGACTTGTGCTTCTTACAGGATTACCAATAGAAGAAATGTTATTAGACTGGGTTGAGGAAGATAAAGGCAAAGATCTAATACTTGTGTTTCTTACAAGATTACCAATAGAAGAAATGTTATTAGACTGGGTTGAGGAAGATAAAGGCAAAGATCTAATACTTGTGTTTCTTACAGGATTAGATATGCTACTAGCATTTCCATTTTGTCCTGGTGTGCTAAATAATGATCTCTGAGATGTATCATTTGTTCTAGAAACAGTATTAGCAGCAGAAGAAATGTTATTATCCTGGTTTGAACCAGATCCAAATAAAGATTTAAAAATTGATGAGCTTCTTACAGATTCGTAGTAGTTTGCGTTAAGCTGTCTTCTTATAGATTCTGAAGCCGCGCTATTATATGCATCGACCTCTGAAGCAGATCTCTCAAGTTCGGACATTTTTATGTTAAGCTGTTTTCTTAGAAGTTTATTAACTGGTGAAATCCTCTGGCTCTCTTTTTCTTTCTCATTAGCACCTGGTGTTCTAAACAATGGTCTCAGGTTACTCTGAGATGAGTTATCAGTTCTAGAAACAGGATTACCAATAGCAGAAATGTTATTAGACTGGGTTGAGGAAGATAACGGCAAAGATCTAAGACTTGTGCTTCTTACAGGATTACCAATAGAAGAAATGTTATTATCCTGGTTTGATGGAGATATAGATCTAAAACTTGTGCTTCTTACAGGATTGGATATGCTACTAAAATCACCATTTTGTCCGGGTGTACTAAATAAAGGTCTCTGAGATGTATCATTTGTTCTAGAAACAGGATTAGATATGCTACTAAAATCACCGTTTTGTCCTGTAGTGCCAAACAGTGATCTCTGATTACTCTGAGATGAGTTATCAGTTCTAGTAACAGAATTACCAATAGCAGAAATGTTATTAGCCTGGTTTGAGGAAGATAACGGCAAAGGTCTACCATTAGTTGGTGCAATATTCTGAGAAGTATTCTGATCCTGGTTCTGGTTCCTATTCTGATTTTGCTGATTTTGCTGGTTCTGCTGGTTCTGATTCCAATTCTGATTCTGCTGGTTCTGGTTCCTATTCTGGTTCTGCTGGTTTTGCTGATTCCAATTCTGGTTCTGGTTTTGCTGATCCTGGTTCTGCCGATTCTGCTGGTTCTGCCGATTCTGCTGGTTTTGCTGGTTCTGATTTCTATTCTGATTCTGATTCGGCTGATTCTGATTCTGCTGGTTCTGATTCATAAGGGCCTTCATCGTACTAAACTTAATATATTCCTTGAGACCGGCACCAGCGCCTTCAATAGCTGCTTTGGTTAAAGTATTTGCCGCTAAGGCCCCGTTTTCTTTAAGAAAATCAGCGACACGCTCTTTCTTGGTTTTAGGAGTATCAACAACTCTAAGGTTAAGTCTAGCTAAATATTCTTGTTCAGCATCCATTCTTTTAACAGCACTTTTAAGCTCTTCTGTCGTCATCTCAGAAATCGGTTTCATTCGCTGTGAGTTGACTGTGTGCTGAGCATCCGCAAGATCCTGTTTTATCTTTTCTTTTGTCTGGGAATTAACACGATTGGAATTTCTCTTACTAAGGTTTTGTAGATCAACGTCAGCGCCAATTTTCTCGTTGATCCTGTTACCCTTCATATCATACTTATACTTACCGATTTTTATAGTATTAAAATTTTTAGCCTTATAGTGTGTTCCATTTACTTTGTTGTAATCATGAATCGCTTTCTTAATTTGGCTCTTTGTAACATATTCGGATGGCCTATTAGACGTACCAAGGCCTGTAGCTTTCTTAGCAGTTTCAGCAAGTTTTTTCGATAACGCAGATTTTCCTTTTGGGACATTTGCTTTCCTAGAAGAAAGCTCACCACTTGTCGATGGGGCGTGATCCTGAGAAGATTCATAAACCCAAACACCCGGCGATGACTCGTAAGAAGCAAACTTATGCTGGCCATGTTTAGCCCCTAAATGCTGAAAGTGCATCAATTCGTCGTCATTTTGAATTTGAGGCCGCCTTATAAAAAGGTATTCACTCATAGTCTACCTCCCCAATATCCCACAATGGCTTATAGTTAGATGCTTCGATTTCGGTTACAGTCGGATCTGACATATAGTTAAGTCTTGACTCAAACTCAGCTAATACTTTTTCGTTAGCGCTTTGTACGTTGCTTTGGCCTGGGTCGAACATTGTTTTAACCTTAAGTGCCACATAAGACTTAACCATACTAAACTTAGTTTCATCATCACCAAGATAATCTGCCCAAGTCTCATCGCTCCCAGTAATACAGAAATTTTTCTTGCCTATATCGCCAAGCTGCCAAACTATAGAAAGTGTAGCGTTAATATAGTCTATAATCTGATCATCAAATCCTGTATCATCGTCTGATATGCCGATCTTATGCTTTACCGAGATAAGTATGCTTTCGCTCATACATACCTCCTTCACATATACATTTCGTCAATTCTATCAGTGAACCATATACCATGTTTAACAGAGTTTACGTTTTTCTTAGCCGCAATTATATAATTCTTATGAGTGTGTAAATCGCCATATCTTGAAGGTTTTGCCATTGACGATCTGTCGGCATCTCCGTATTGTGTTTTTGGTGTAGCTTTCTTTTTGCTCTTAACTTTACTCTTATCTTTGGTCTTACTCTTAGAACTTGAAGACTTGCTGGCAGTAGACTTGTTTAACAGTTTCTTGTTTACTTCAGACTGAATAGTATCATAGTCGAAACCGGCTTTCTGTAAAGCTTCTTTTCTAGCCTGACCATTACCGTATTCACCACGTATTACATCGTCAGCAACTTTGGATATAGTATCAGCATCTAATTCCTTTGTCTCTTGTTCAGACTGAGTATTATCAGAACTGTCGGAACTTTCAGAATCTTTAGAATCTTTATTCCGATGTTTATCGAAATATCCAGAAGGATAATGATATGTGTAATCATTCGGTTTACCTTCTCGGGACTCATAAACAGTATCTTTTTTCCAAGTTGTTCCCTCTTGCGAATGACAAATCCACATAATGATCTCCTTCACTCAAGAAATTCTGACATTACAAATCCGGCTATATTATTATGTTTAATCTTAGTCCACTTCCCGTTTTCGGACAATACCACAACTCTAGTCCCGTATGGTATAAGGTTAATAACATCTCCGTCTGGTGCTTTTCTGAACCTAAGTTTGTTTGGTGCGATAACACGTTTTGTAATAGGCTCTTTAACCATTGCATGATTTGGCTCTTTTACTTCTTCAGTTTGACTTTCGATAGTATCCTTTTCTACAGCTTCGTTATAAGATCTTACTACCGGATGATCAAACATAGACTGGTAATTTCTTTTCTTTGTCATGCTTTACTCCTTCCAAGGGCATGTGTCATTCGGATGCCTTTCTGGTACCTCATCCGGTATTATAAGGTTTAGATTACCGTAATGTATAGCTTGATGAGTGTTATAGCATACCGAAATAAGATTATCAGGATCTAGAAGCTTATCACGTCTATATGTGATATCATCTATCGTGATTGGGTTTAAATGATGTATAAATATCTTACCCTGGATATGTCTATCGTGTATCCCAAGGTCACATCCGTTATCTCTTGTAATTATAAAATTTCTTACACTTTTCCATTCAGAAGTATGATAGAATATTTGGTTTAAGTATCGATCGATTCCAAATGTAGCTTGGAACTTAACGCCATCAAGTTTTAAATAGTTAAAGCGCTCCATGAATGTCGGTAAGAGTATTAACTCGGTATATGTTTTCATTACTTTTACACATCTCACCGGTGGTAATATTTTCCAAATCGGTTATCAGGTCCAACATTTACTTCCGTCATTCCGAGTTCTTTCATACGCTTTTTTATAGCTCTAGCCAATTGTGCTTCTTCGGTTGGTTTAGCGTAATTAAAAAACTTTATAGCAGACAATACATGAGCTCTGTCTGGTAATGGAAATTTCTTTTTATCAGGAAGCCCGAAATGCTGATCCTCATTATCTTTCGTGATGGCGGTATGTTTTATAGCATGTTTTTCCTGTTGTATCTGTGCTATCTTCTTAACTCCAACTCTATTTGTTTTAGACGACATTGGAACAGGAACCCCAGCTTGCCTTTCGAAATATAAAGTATCGTCTATTTCATCTATAACCTTAAAACCATTCCTCTCCATGAGATCTATTGCTGCTTTATTATCTTTCGTAACTTCGGCAAGCAACTTAGTATCCTGATTCTTTCGTATAGCTTGTCTAAGCAAATAATCAGTATCACCAGAAGACCTCGACTTGTCGGCAGAAGCGATGTTAATCATTTTACCGTCATTTGTATGAGGACCAGAAGCACCAGGGGATTTGGAATTTCTATAATCGTCAATGGTAATGAACGAATCGTTTCTAAACTGGGAATAAGTTGTAAACGGATTTATGACATCACGGTTATTAAAGCGTTTAACGGCCGGTATTTTAGAAATCTCTTTATCGCTTAGTTTTTTCATTACTTTGTTGATACGGTACTCGGTCTCACCTTTTCTTTTCCAAATTTTAATGTGCTGCTTTGGCGATAAAACATAATAATAACTTTCGAGTTTACGTTCCATCCCAAGAGGAGTATAATGACCATCGGTAGTTATGTATCTACGATTCCCCTTTTTCTGTCCTTTAACACCGTAGTGGCATAGAGAATCTTCTCTAGTCGTTAACCACATAATAGCCTCCTCCTAGATATCAAAAATCATCATCGATTATTTGCGACGGTCTTGTTGTGTATTCTCGCATCGCCTCAATAGCGTTCCTATAA